GAAGAATATAGAGTTTCCTGATTATGTCGGAGAAACTCATGGCATGCGGTATTTAAGTAATTACAACTCGAGCGTAATGATGTGGAAAGATGGGACTGTTCATCATATATGGGAGCACTTTCAATCAAATCCAGATTACTTCATGGTTAAGTATTTTGGTGACGACAGGTTCTTATGGCACGAAGATTTTAGATTTAATTACTTTCCGAAAGGTGAGATATATTCGTTCGTATATGGCGCAGACTATTATGGTATAGATGACCACAATAAATCTTTCTGGTATAGACCAGACTATACTATAGCATTACTAAATGGGTTAGACCAGTTTCCTGGAGCAGATAAAGAATATGATGAACTTCGTATGCATTAAGTGGGGTGATAAGTATCCCGCCAAATATGTGAACAATCTTTACAACATGGTAAAGAAGAACTACCCCAACCTGTTTACATTCACGTGTTATACTGATGATACCGATGGTTTAATTTGCGACACTGCGCCTATACCAGACGATGGTATTCTACATCCAAAATATTGGTTTGGTAAAGAAACCTTCTGTTTTGACCGAGCAAAGTTCTTAGTATTTAATTCACACAACTGGTTGGGGTACATAGGTGACTGGTGCTATTTTGATCTTGACCTTGTGATCCAAGAAGATATATCTGACATTGAAGAACTTGCTCAGAAACCTCGTATAATTCAATGCCGCTGGCAACCACAATCACAGAAACATGACAGACTGTTTATTGATACTCGAGGAACATTCTACAATTCTAGTATGATGCTTTGGCCTGGTAAATCATGCGAACATATCTACAACGATGCCATCGAGAATTCCGAATCGATATTTAAAACTTTCTTCAAGGGGAGCGATAATTATCATTACTGGAGACAGAGGGATTTCTGGAAAGACATTCCAGGCGGATGGATTTATTCTTGGAATCGAGGAAAGCATTACCCAGATGATATTGAACGATTTAAGTTTCGATCCGATGCCAAGATTTGCTTATTCAATACGGATAATGTTCCCCATCCTTCTGCTAAAGAGCAAATTAAGTTATTGGAATGCGAACATGAAGACATTCTCAGATTGTGGAACTGCGAATGAGAGTTAATTACGTTTGCTGTAAATGGGGAACAAAGTATTCCGCTGAGTTTGTCAATCGTCTTTATCGAATGGCAAAGAAGCATACCCCAGATAATTTTGAGTTTCACTTCTATTGCTACACAGATAATAGTGAAGGGTTTGACACTGAAATTAAAGTCATCGACTTCCCAGACATTCCTGACATCCACCCAAAATACTGGTTCGGTTCTGAGGATTTCAAATACGGCATGGCACGTTGTTGGGACAGACCAAAGACTTTTATCTTCAACACCCACAACTTCGCAGACGATAAACCAACTGGCAGATTTGTATTCTTCGACCTCGATGTTATCATACAAAATGATTTGTCGCCAATCATCACTTATGACCTAGAGAATCCTACCAAGTTGCGCTCGTGGTGGCAAGATCCGAGACCGATGAAGTCTCGCAACTTCAAACTTTCCCATGGCGCATATACTAATGGTAGTTGTATGGTGTGGTCAGATGATCAGACAGAGTGCATCTGGCAGGATGTGCTAGAACATCAAGAACGTATTTGGTTCACGTTCACCGATGGAACTGACAACTATCATAGTTGGCGATGGGGAGACTTTAGCGATACTCCATTATGGAAACATTTTCCAAATACCTTTGCTTACTCTTACAATCGCGGACGCGACTGGGATTCAGGCGACCTTGAAGTCGGTATATATAGAAAGGACTGTATTGTGTGTGTTTTTAATGTGGATTTACTTCCATTTACAGACAACAGCAGAGGGAAAGTGAAGCAGGAATCGCTTGTTGATCCTGATCTCTTAGAACATTGGAATGTATAATGATTAATATTTACACAGTAAAGTGGGGATTCAAATATGATTCGGAAGATGTCAATAAAATTCTCGAACAATGCAAACAACACATTACAACAGAATTTAATTTTTATTGTTTGACCGAACATTCTGGTGGATTAAGTCCAGAAATTAATGTCATCCCATTACCCGAGGATAACTACTACGAAAAATGGTGGAATAAGTTATATCTTTTTGACCGAAATGTTGTTAAGCAAAAAGGAGAAAAACTTTTTCTAGATCTTGATATCGGTATTCAAAACAATATCGATTGCATCGTTGATCATGATCCGGAAGACGGTTTAACTTTTGTTCGCACTCATTGGCATAACATGAAGAAAATGAAACAAGACACCCAAGATATTCCGCACAAATATACAGACTTAAATTCTAGCGTGTTGAGGTGGAATGATAGGTTAGATATCGACAAAATCACCAAGTTCGTCACAGATTATGCAGATCAAATGTTCTTCTATTATCGCGGTCTCGACAATCTATTCGGGCATCAAAGAGAACGTCTTCTGAAAATTGACCATTTCCCAGACGGTTGGGTATATAGTTACAACTACGGATATATGTGGCCGACAGATGTAAGAGAACAAGTCCTGCGCGAAGAACCACTTATTTGTTTATATGATTCAATGGAAAGACCACAAGATGTTAAATTATAATTACTTAAACAACTATCGTTATTGGGGTGAAGGTCTAGAAAAGATCAATCACGAAATGCCGTTTAAACACGAAGACTTTCGTAAGTCTTTGAATCCAAATACTATGGATGCTGCTATCTGGTTGGTAGAAGAATTGCAGAAATGCGTAGATGTAACCAAGCAATTAAATATTACGGTTTTGAATTCTTGGTTGGGGTTTCCGCTCGTTCCATTGTTATGCGAAAATCTAAACGTCAAGAAAATTAATTTAATCGATATCGACAAAGATGCATTGGAACTCTCTAAAGTGTTTAATAGGTATTATTCCAACACGGGTGTTGAGTTAAATCACATCAATTGGGATATTCCGTTTGCATATCATGATATCAATGCACTAGAAACAGATGTTGTTATTTCTCTTTGTTGTGAGACCATGTACCCCCTCAAGAAAATGACAACTGCAAACCCAGATTGTATTTTTGCCTGCCAATCGTCAAATGTATTCAAAGAAATGTATGGTATTAATTGCGTACCAACGATTGAAGAGCACATCGAGAATATTGGAGTTACTGATGTTTTCTACAAGGGATCTATTAAGCAGTCATATTACAGTTGGGATGGTAAGGTCGAGTTCGACCGCTTCATGGTAATAGGGAAAAAATAATATGGGTAGAGCAAGAGTCGTCGCACCACCTCCGCAAGATTATATTCCAGAACCTTTAGTGTCAGTGCCGCCTCCACCCGAGGAAGTGGTTGTGGAGGAGTGGATCGAAGGAAATTTCCAAGAAGAAATTGTTGAAGTTGAAATTATTGAACCTTCTCAAGAAGAACTTGAGAAGGGAAGAATCGCACAAGAAAAATATGAAGAATTGCAGCGAAAGAAAGCAGAAGAGGAATCTAGAATTTCTGCTGAGTTGCAAAATTTACGCGAAGAAAACCAAAGACTTACACGTGAAAAAGAAGCAGCGGAAAGAGCAAAAGAAGAACAAATTGTAAAGATGCGGCAACAGGCAACTGATCAGCGCAACAATCAACACATGATTCAATTAAACATGACACCAAAAATTCCATCGTTAATTAGTAAAATTAAAACATTATTTAGAAACCGTCGAATTAAGTCTGCTACAAATGTTGGAATTAAAAACTATGAAACTGCAATCCTCGAGCGAGCAAGAATTGCAGTTCCTAAGTTATTAGATGATATTGAAAAAATGCATGAACAGTTGACTATTCTGGAAGATCTACTCGCAAAATATAGTGAGGTTAAAAGCACTCAGGAAAAGTGAGAGGCATCCTCGCCGCTTATGTCTTCAATCATTGAGCGCCAGATTTCTAGATGCGGTACAACATATCCTAGTGTCAATCTCTTCGCAGTATTACCACAGCAGTGATATACGATTTTGTTTGGATCGCTGCGATCGCCGAAGTGACCAACCTTGCATGACCATCCCTTTGGATCGACCATAGTGACAACTTCTTTTGTTACAGGATCGAGATATCTGAAAAATCCGCCATTTTCTTCTGAGTTATATGTAATGAGAATATTATAACCAGACGCATTCCAATTAGTGTGCCATCCCATAAACCCATCTTCTGGATAATATGTGAAGACCGCATTATTTCTAGCACCGAGATAATTTATTAATTCAGAATTTGTTTCTTGCTGCCTTCTGCCATATTCAGAAGGGAACCATGGTTGTCCATGTGCCTGAGACATGTCAGTGCACCATGCAACATCAGGAAATCCAACATGATTGTGTCCCTTATTGACGATATGATTCATATACTGCTCATCAGTAGCAGTGTCCACATTCAGTCCGCCGCGACGTTTTGCTTGCATATCTTCAGGTCCGAGAACTAGATGTTGATCGTTCTGTTGGAAGAACCATTCTGTGAACGGGTCTAAAATATCTGTAAGATCTTTTGAGACTGAATTTGTAAATTTCAACATTTGATAATCCTTAATCTAACATACCGTGCGGGATAGTATAATGATAAATCACTCTCGGTTGTCCTTGGAGTTCTTCTTCTTTATATCCAGCGACAAAATTCCATCGAGCATCTGGGTCGGGAAACCGACCTGCCTTTACCCCAAAATCAAACTGGTTGAGGAGTCTCCACATCGTAAACGTATCCCACTGCAAGGCAGATTTTGGATAATGTTTGCGATCCCATTCTGGTTTATTTTGCGCCCAATACTCGTCATACCAAGCACGCATCATCTCTAAGGTTTGTGGATTATTCCGATAGACAAACAACCCACAATGCTCAGTCATTTCTTCTGTCTCGGATAACTTGGTCAGTGCTGCGTTATACGGACGATTGGCAGTGAAGATAACATCGGTATCCTCTGGGATCTGATCAAAAATCTTTTGGATGTCTTCGTGTTCGACTTCAGTATCACAGTCCATATAAACTGTCAAGTCATACGGAGTCTGATCGAGCGCCCAAAGTTTTGCTCGTTTATCGCGAGGAACATTTTCGGTAATTACATTATCAAAAATTTCATAATCATCTGGTTGCACCCATTCTTCTTGGGTGAAGAATGTGATATTTGCATCTGGAAAATAATCTTTTAAAGAAATTGCCGAGTTTCTTGCTGCCCTGTAGTAACCTTTGCGGATTGTGGCAACGTACAGGAATCCATTATTCGGCATCAACTGCTTCTTGCGCAATAGCAGTATTCGCTTCTTCTTGCATCAGTAACATTACTGTGTATGCAGTGACTTCCATAAACGTCTTAGACTTGCGAATCTTAGATTTTAAATCGCGATTCTTAGAGTTTTTAACTATATCAAGTTCGAAGGCATCCAACTTAGCAGCAAACAATTGTTCTTGTTGCACGCGAGTCTTGTCTACCTTCTGACGTTCAAGGTTTTGCTTTATTTGATTATTTCGTTCTTCCATGCGCCGATCAGTATTGGCATCGATCTGCCCGATACTATAGAGACGCATCACTTCTTCGTAATCACGATTGCTACCATCATTCATGATGGATGCAGTAACACGCTTATTAGTGTCAGGATAGAAAAACTCAGCGATGATATGCTGACGTTCTTTATTCGCCCAATAAGGATTTTCGATCTTACGGGTAACTACAGGTGAGGTATTAATCAATTCAATTCTCCATTAGAAATAATAGTCATGGTAACAGTATATATAATAATTGCTACAAAGTCAATAGATTTATGCAGTTTTTACCCACAAATATACTGTTGAGATGGTGTCTTTAGTCGCTTGAATGGTCGCACCAGAATAGGTTCCTGAAAACGACTGCGTATACGATCCGCTATAGAAACCAGTATATGTTGCAGTTCCTAGATAGAATCCTGTATAGTTGCCAGTAAAGTTCCCAGTGTATGTACCCGTATAGGTAGCACTTCCTAGATAGAATCCTGTATAGTTGCCAGTAAAGTTCCCAGAATAGGTTCCTGTATATGTGGCAGTTCCTGCATAGAATCCAGTATAGTTGCCACTAAAGTTTCCAGTGTATGTACCCGTATAGGTAGCAGTTCCTGCATAGAATCCTGAAAAAATTCTCGCATAGAATCCAACATAATTACCTGTATAGTTTGCTGGACCAATATAGTTTCCACTAAAGAATCCAGTGTAGTTGCCTGTATATGTTCCAGTATAGTTTGCTGTACCAATATAGTTACCAGTAAAGAACCCAGTGTAGTTGCCTGTATATGTTCCAGTATATGTAGCAGTTCCTGCATAGAATCCAGTAAAGAATCCAGTGTAGTTACCCGCATAGAATCCAGTATAGTTTGCGGGACCAATATAGTTACCAGTAAAGTTCCCTACATAGTTTCCACTATAGTTGCCAGCATAATTAGCAGCATAGTTTCTTGAACCAGAGAAAGTGCCAAGATAGTTGCCACTATAGTTACCTGCATAGGATGCAGCATAGTTTCTTGAACCCGAGAAGAAACCTACATAGTTTCCACTAAATGTTCCCGCATAGTTACCAGCATAGTTTCTCGATCCAGCATAATTTCCAAGATAGTTACCGCTGAATGATCCGAGATAGTTGCCACTAAAGTTACTCGCATAAGTTCCTAGATAGTTACCAGCAAATGCTGTTCCAACGAAACCACCGAAAAATGGTGCATAGAATCCGAGATAGTTGCCACTAAAGTTTCCTAGGTAGGTTCCAGAGAAGTTTCTTGAATATGTTCCGAGATAGTTACCTGCATAGGATGCAGCATAGTTTCTTGAACCCGAGAAGAAACCTACATAGTTTCCTGAGAAGTTACCTGCATAAGATCCAGCGTAGTTTCTCGAACCAGCAAAGAATCCAGTATAGTTGCCACTAAAGTTGCTGGCATAGTTACCAGCATAGTTTCTAGAACCTGCAAAAGTTCCTAGGTAAGTTCCGCTGAAGTTTCCTGAATATGTTCCGGAATATGGAGCAGTGCCAGCATAACCACCAGCATAGTTGCCGCTAAATCCACGAGAATATGAACCAGAGTAGTTTGCTGGACCTACGTAACCACCAACATAGTTGCCACTGAATCCTCGTGAGTATGAACCAGAATATGGGGCAGGTCCAACATAACCTCCAACATAGTTACCGCTGAATCCTTGTGAGTATGATCCGGAATATGGAGCAGTGCCTGCATAGGCTCCTGAGTATGTACCAGAAAAGTTACCGACATAGTTGCCCGTATAGTTTGCTGGACCTATATATCCGCCGCTGAAATTGTTGGCATAACTACCAGAGTATCCACCAGAGTAGTTTGCTGGACCAACAAATCCGCCGCTGAAATTATTTGCAAAAGTGCCAGAATATGTTCCGGAATAGTTTGCTGGACCAACAAATCCACCACTAAAGTTATTTGCAAAAGTGCCAGAGTATCCACCAGAGTAGTTTGCTGGACCTACATATCCACCAGCATAATTACCACTGAAGTTACCAACATAGTTACCAACATAGTTACTTGGCGAAATTTGTTCTCTGGTATCAGTAGTAGAAGTTCCTAATTGGACCCATGTTCCGCCAGATGGTGTTGAAGATTGAACCTTGTATGTCCCTAAACCAGAATCAATAATTCTATTACGGAAACTTGGTAGCATCTGCAGAATTTCGCCAGAGGACATTTCTTTAATGTCCTTGGTATTGATCAGTTTAAGTGGTTTAAGACTTGTATCTGGAGTGCTAGTCGCCGCAGTTTTCTGCCAAAGGTAAGTAAGAGTATTACCACCGTTTGCAACATCAGTCAGTGTGTAGCGAGAAACCCACGTTCCACCGCTGGGGGCAGTTGCTTGTAGACGATATTGTCCAGCAGTATACGAACTTTCGGCGACCATCGCAGAAATAGCATAATCAAGCAATTCACTATCAATTTCTGCATCAGACATTTCTTTGATGCGGTCAGTGGAATATTTGATCGGTCTATTAGTAATACTTTCAGTCGCCGCAGCAGATACCTGCTTTGCGTAATATGTTACAGTATCAATCGCACCAGTAGCTGGGTGAGTTCCTGTTGCCTCTTGACGATCTGTATCAACAAAGGTTCCGATTGCAGTTCCTGTGCCAGTATTATTTGTGGTGATATTAATTTCACCAGTACCTGTACCATCAGCATTCGCACCAAAGGAAACTGTTAGGATATTTGCTACATAATTTTTGATTTCATCTACAGACATTGCCTGCAACCCCTGCATATTTGCAGAGGTTACTGGTGTCGCAGAAGATTTAATTCTAAGAACCATAGTTATGCAGTCCTAATCCAAAGTTTAACCGTTGATATTGTGTCCTTCGAGGAAAGCACAGTTGCTCCGGAATACGTCCCCGCGAATGTTCCAGTATAATTACCCGTAAAGAAACCACCGTATGCAGGTGAAGTATAAACGCTAGTAAAGAAACCAGTATAGAACCCTGTATATATAGCAGTTCCTGTATAGAATCCTGTAAAGTTACCTGCACTGGTGAAACTACCAGTATAAAACCCAGTATAATTACCTGTATATGATGCAGTTCCTGTATAGAATCCAGTATAGAATCCAGTGTAATTACCAGTGTATGCTGGACCAATAAAGTATGCAGTATATGCAGTTCCAGTCGCTCCAGTATAGTAACCAGTATATGGTGTTCCTGGAATTGGTGCACCAGTATAGTAACCAGTGTAAGGTGTTCCTGGAGTTGGTTCGCCGCTATAGAAACCAGTGTAAGGTGTTCCTGGAGTTGGTTCGCCGCTATAGTAACCAGTATATGGTGTTCCTGGAGTAGATGGACCTGTATAGTAACCAGTATATGGCGTAGCAGGAGTAGATGGACCTGTGTAGAATCCAGTATATGGCGTCGCTGGGGATGGTTCGCCACTATAGAACCCAGTATATGGTGTTCCTGGAGTGGAATCGCCAGTATAGTAACCAGTGTATCTTGTAGGAACGAACAACGGTCCTGGATCCCCTGGACCTGCTCCTCCAGGTCTTGGAACCAAGGTTCCTGGCTGAATAGGCGGACCACTGTAGAACCCAGTATATGGTGTCGCTGGAGTAGATGGACCTGTATAGAATCCTGTGAATGATTTTGGAACTGCTTGTGCAGTATAGAACCCAGTGTAAGGTGTTCCTGGAGTAGAAGAACCAGTATAGAAACCAGTGTATGGTGTTCCTGGAGTCGATGGACCGCTGTAGAACCCAGTGAATGGTGTCGCTGGAGTAGATGGACCTGTATAGAAACCAGTGTATGGTGTTCCTGGAGTAGATGGACCTGTGAATGATTTTGAAACTGGTTGTGCAGAATACACTCCAGTGTAAGGTGTTCCTGGAGTAGAATCGCCAGTATAGTAACCAGTATATGGACCAGTCGGATTTCCTACAAGAGTATAGAACCCAGTGTATTCCGCAATAGTCGGAACTACACCTTGGTAGAACCCTGTATAAATTCCTGGACCTGTGCTTGTGTACCATCCAGAATAATTTCCTGGAACAAGAGCCTGTCTATAATTCGTGATTGGTGGTCCTGGTTCACCTGGGAAAATTGGTGGTCCTGGTTCATATCCCTCATAGAATTCTAACGAAGGTACGCCAGTGTAAGTTCCCAAGTAATTCTGGGTGACAGGCGAACCACTATAATTACCAACATATGGAGTTAAAATTGGACCCATGAAGTCTTGCTCAGGCGGTCCATCACCTGTATAAGTCCCAGTAAACGACCCACCTGGATTTGTCCCACTATAGAATCCAGTATATGGCGTAGCAGGAGATGCACCGCCAGTGTAGTAACCAATGAAAAAGGCAGGAAGTTGGCCCGACGGAAACCCATTGAGATCGGCAACATCCCATTTCAGCGTATAGAATCCAGTGTAGGATGTTCCTGGAGTCGACGGTCCAGTATAGTAACCAGTATATGGTGTTCCTGGAGTGGAATCGCCAGTATAGTAACCAGTATATGGTGTCGCTGGAGTAGATGGACCTGTATAGTAACCAGTATATGGTGTTCCTGGAGTGGAATCACCAATATAGGTTCCTGAAAAGAAGGCAGGAATCTGTCCCGACGGCATCCCATTGAGATCGGCAACATCCCATTTCAGCGTATAGAATCCAGTATAGAACCCAGTATATGGCGTAGCAGGAGTAGATGGACCTGTATAGAATCCAGTATATGCAGGCGCTGGAGTTAGATCTGCAGTATAGAACCCAGTATATGGTGTTCCTGGAGTCGACGGTCCAGTATAAAACCCAGTGTAAGATGGTGCTGGAGTTGATGGTCCAGTGTAGAAACCAGTAAAAGTTTCACCTGGAGTTGATGGTCCAGTGTAGAATCCAGTGTATGGTGTTCCTGGAGTTGATGGTCCAGTATAGAATCCAGTGTATGAAGGTGCTGGAGTTGATGGTCCAGTATAGAAACCAGTGTATGAAGGTGCTGGAGTTGATGGTCCAGTATAGAAACCAGTAAAAGTTTCACCTGAAGTTGATGGTCCAGTATAGAACCCAGTGTATGAGGGTGCATCAACAGAATATGGTATTCCATCGCGCTGAGTGGTATACGCAGGTCCAGTATAGGATCCTGTGTATGCTCTACTATAGGTTACGAAATTTTCTACAATAGTTCTAGTGTATACTCCGCTGAAACTGCGAGTGTACGTTGGACCTGCACCAGTAAAAACTCCAGTATAATTCGCAGGTCCAGTATAACCAGCAGAGAAATTATTGCTGTATCCAGGACTTGTGAATGGTGAGGTATATGGTGGACTGCCATATGCTCCGCTATACGTTCCTGTATAGTTACCAACATAATTTTGCGGAGAAACTTGCTCTCTAGTATCAGTAGTAGAGGTTCCTAATTCAACCCATGTTCCGCCACCTGGAGCAGTCGCTTGCAGTTTATAAGTTCCGATATTAGTATCGATAATGCGATTACGGAAGTTCGGAACCAACTGCTCAATTTCGGCAGCGGTCATAATCTTCAACGAGTTGGCATCATTACTTTTTAATGGTGCAAGAGAATCGTTGGCGACTGTTGAAGCAGCGGTTTTTTGCCACAGGTAGGTTGTGGTATTTCCGCCATTCGCGACATCAGTGAGCGTGTATCTTGCTTGCCAAGTTCCACCTGTAGGAGCAGTTGCTTGTAGTCTATATTGACCAGCAGTATATTCAGATTCGGAAACAAACGCCGAAATCACAGTATCCAAAACACCGTCCAGATTAGCATCAGTCATTCGGCGAATGCCATCAGAATGCCATGCGACAGGACGAGCAGTTACGCTTTCGGAAACAGGAGCAGTTACTTGCTTTACATAATAGGTAGTAGTAGTTATGTCACCCGTGGCAGGATGTGTCCCAGTCGCTTCAGTTCTATCCGTGTCAACGAACGTTCCAATAGAAGTTCCTGAACCCGAATTATCTGTTGTGATGTTTATCTCAGCAGCGCCAGATCCAGTGGTATCCGTCGCAAACTTAGTTGTGATGACATTTGCAATATAGTTCTGAACCTCTGCGTTGGTCAAAGGTTCCAGTCCGCTGAAAACAGCAGACGTAATTGGCGTCGTAGATGCTTTGACCTTTAGAGGATTCATTTTAGTTCAACCTGTTACCACTTGTATCGTAAACAATAAGATTAGTAATGCGATACCAATCTTGCGTATCCTGCGCAACTAACTGAACAGAACTATATGGTGCCAGATTAACAGCAACGTTCACAGTTCCTTCGTCAATGACGTCAGATGTGTTTGGATAAACCTTAATGGTAACCGCAGTAGTATTGACAATAGTAACAGAAACGCCTACAGCAGCAGTCGGGAGTTTGACACCTTGGTTTGCTGTTGCCGAGGTAACAATATTGACTGTTTTTGTCAGCGCAGTTGCGCCACCTTGATCAGTTCCTGCTGCAGCAACCGATGCATTTACTGATGGGATAAATGCGCCAGTTAGTGTCAGGTTCTCGAACGATGGACTGTCACCAGATTGATACTTATCTTGATTGAGGTTGGTAAAGTTATCATCAACCTCATTATTTGTTAAAGGTACGCCCTTGGCGGACCTCAGTGTAATTGTGCTCATGCTTTCCTACCTTCATGATTGTTGAGAATTTGTGTTAACAAAGATTTAATTTCCGTCATTTCATTCTTTAATTCATTAATCTCAATTCCATATGACTTCATTTGTTTAAGTCTTTCGCGTTGTGCATTATATGCTGCTAATTCATGTCTATCAGTAGAGACAATTGCTTTGGAGTCTCCATCTCTAATGTATTTATTCGTATCTTGAAGTGCGATTTTTGCCATATTACACCTGCAGCGCGATTGCTCTCAGTTCCTTAAACTTAGGAACTACAGAACTATTGTTGGAGAACATGACAATCTTAATTGCCATTTTGTCAAATTTGGTATAAGTCGCACCCGAATACATGTATGTGAAGGGTTCATCTTCTAGTTCGTCAAC